TGTGAAAACCCAAGCGGGCAACCTGTTAATCCCACGGTGGCTACGCCTGCTGGGGGTATTTTTACATCTTCTGATCCAACTAATTTTGGTGTTAGTGGTAGTGGTGGTGTTTTTAATTTAGGTGTTGCAACCCCTGGAAACTACACAGTTACTTATACCGTAGCTGGCGTTGGATCTGCTAACTTTCCTATAAATATAACAGCTCTTGACAACGCTGCGTTTAGCTATTCAGCTACTTCTTTCTGCAAAGATGCCTCTAATCAAACTCCAACTATAACAACTCCTGGTGGTTCATTTACTACTCAAGATATAACTTTTTATCCTTTTCAAATGCAGTTTGAAGTTGCTAACGGTGTACAAACTACAATAACATTAGGAACTACCGTTGGATCAAACTATACAATAAACTGGGGTGATGGCGCCACTACCACTCATAATGGCGGGACACCTTCTCACACTTATAATGACGGAAATAATAGCACGGTTCAAAACCCAACTATATCAATTGGAGCCGAAGGCGATTCAGGTCCTTTTACTGCTATTTTTATGCGAGCCGCTCCAAGTAGAACTCTTTTAATAGATATACCGCAATGGGGTTCAATAGTTTGGAGTAATTTTCAAAACTCTTTTAGAGATTGTAATAACGCTAATATGCAAATATCAGCAACAGATGGTCCTGATTTCAGCGCAAAGCCTAATGTAGATCTAATGTTTTATCAAGCAAGATTAAACAACTCTGACATTAGCCATTGGGATGTTACACCTTTAGATAATTTAAGTGGGATGTTAAGGAAAATATATAACTGGAACGTATCTGTTAATAATTGGGATGTTAGTAATGCTACAAACCTTTATTCATTGTTTTTCCAAACTTCTTATAATCAACCTTTAAATAGTTGGAATACTAGTAATGTTACAAATATGGCTTCGTTGTTTTCTACTACTACATTTAATCAAGATATTTCGTCTTGGGATGTTAGTAAAGTGACAAGCATGAATTCAATGTTTAATAATGTCCAAACTTTTGACCAAGATATATCAGGGTGGGATGTTAGTAATGTAGAAAACATGGCAAGTGCTTTTCAGAAAACTGCTTTGACTGCTGATATTTCAGGGTGGGATGTTAGTAAAGTGACAAGTATGACTAATATGCTAAGGGAAGTAGACGAGTTTAATGTTGATATTTCAGGATGGAATACAGTTTCAAACACTAGCTTAATGTTTACTTTTTATCATTCAAATCTTTTTAATCAAAACTTAAGTAATTGGAATATTCTTAGTATTACAACTGCCGATAGATGTTTTTATACAACCAATATGTCAACAGCAAACTATACAGATACTATTGTAGGTTGGGCAGTACAAGTTTATAATAATAGTAATTCTCCATCAAATATTGATTCCTCTGGCAATAATAAAACTTTCGATGGAACAAGAACAAGCGATGCAGTAGCAGGACAAGCATATAGCGTTAAATATTCTAACTGGCCATCAGGCTGGACTGACGCTCAAGACGCTTTTGATTATTTAGTTAACACAGCAAACTGGAGTTTATAATGTCACTAATAAAAACACCCGAACAAGATACTTGGTGGATAGGCAGAAAAGAAGATATGCCATCAGATCAAATTGTATATGCCTTTAATGGAGCAGGAATACAATTAGGTTGTGGTCAACCTATTTATGAAGAATTTTTTAACGAAGCTGATTGGCTTGAAAGATTAGCTGAGCTTGGAGTAACACCAGAAGAATAAAATGGGAATAGTAATAGATAGTAACGGAGTAATTAATATAGCGGCATCAACGCCAGGCACGTATAGAATAACCTATACAACAGCTGGTACTTGTCCTAGTAGCTCTTTTCAAGATGTTACTATCAATGCTTTACCAACAATATCTATAGCAGGAGGAAATTTTTGCTCTGGCTCTACTAGTACATTAACTGCTACAGCAAGCTCTGGAACAGCGTTTGTTTGGGAGTTAGACACAGGTTCTGGATTTAATGTAATTTCTGGACAAACTAATAGTACAATAAGCGTTAGTACTGTTGGAGAATATAGAGCTAAAGTAACAGATGCAAACGGTTGTACATCTGCTTATTCTAATACTTTATCTATAGCTCAATTTGCTTCACCTTCAGTTACAATATCAACTGTTCCTGGAGCTACAATATGTACAGGTGATACAGCTACACTAACTGCTAATGCTTCTGGTGGTTCTGGTAGTTCTGGTTGTGGAGCAGTAGGAGCAATCGGCTCATTTGTAGCTCCAGGTTTTATAGGACCAACAGCTCCTAGTTATGGAGACACTGGCCCAAGTGGTAGATATTTTTCAGCAGGAGGAGGTGGTGCCCAACCATCTGGAACTGTTGCAGGAGGAACAGGTGGTGGAGGAATAGGTGGTGGTCCAACTGTACCAAACAGTGATAAATCTGGACCACCAAATAAAGGTGGTGGAGCAGGATCATCTAATGATAATAATGGAAATAATGGGGGTCCTGGTATAGTAATGGTAAGGTACAAGTTTCAATAGGTAAATTATGAGTGAAATAAAAGTAAATAAAATTAGTCCAAGAGCAGCGTGTGGTACAGTTACATTAGGAGATAGTGGAGATACATTCACAATTCCTGCTGGTGCAACAATTACAAACGCTGGTACGGCAAATGGTTTTGGCGCAACAGGTGCTGTTAACTGGCAAACAACAGTTAAGACATCAGGTTTTACAGCAACAGCTGGTGAAGGGTATTTTATAAATACAACAGGCGGGGTAATATCAGTTAATCTTCCAGCAGGAACACCTGGAGCAGTTGTTGGATTTAAAGATTATGCAGGAACTTTTAATACAAATCAAGTTTCGTTAATTCAAAATGGTTCAGATAAAATTGGTGGTGAAACAATTAATGGTAAATTATCAACAGCAGGTATAGCAGTTACATTAGTTTTTGTAGATTCAACACAAGGTTGGTTAGTAACAGATTCAGGTTTACAAACAGATGCACCAACAGCATCATACATTGTAGCAACAGGTGGAACAATAACAAATTCTCCTTGTGGTGATTTTAAAATTCATACATTTGCAAGCCCAGGTACATTTACAGTTTGTTCTGTTGGTAATGCAAGTGGATCAAATTCAGTAGATTATTTAGTATTAGCTGGTGGTGGTGGAGGAGGTTCTGCTAATGGTGGTGGTGGTGGCGGTGGAGCCGGTGGTTATAGAGAATCTTCAGGTGCTGCGTCAGGTTGTTATACAGCAAGTCCATTAGGATCTGGTGTTTCAGCTTTACCCGTAACAGCAACAGGTTTTCCGATAACTGTAGGTGCTGGTGGAGCAGGAGCTGTAAACCCTGGTCCAAGTGGTGCTGCTGGTTCAAATTCAGTTTTTTCAACAATAACATCTACAGGTGGTGGTAGAGGAGGAAGTAACGGAGCACCAAACGGCACTGATGGTGGATCAGGTGGTGCTGGTGGTCATCCTGCTGGATCAGGTGGTTCAGGAAATACACCTCCCGTCAGCCCTTCTCAAGGGAATAATGGTGGTAATGGTGCAGGTAACACCGGTGGTGGTGGAGGTGGAGCAGGAGCTGTTGGAGCTAATGCTAGTTCTTGTGCTGCTGTTGCAGGAGCTGGTGGAACTGGAGTAATAAGTTTAATTAATGCATCTTCAGTTACAAGAGGTGGTGGAGGTGGTGGTAATTCAGAATCTAATACTGGTGGTGCCGGCGGAGCAGGCGGTGGTGGAGCTGGAGCTTCGGGTAATGGTAGTGATGGTGGAGATGGTACTGCTAATACTGGCGGTGGCGGAGGCGGTGTAGACGCAAACCCTGCAGGATTTTCAGCTGGAGATGGTGGATCTGGAATTGTTATTATTAGATACAAATTTCAAAATTAATATGTATTTACTAGTATTTAAAATTAATATATAAGGAGAA